CCACCCTTTGTGGCAAGGGTGCGCCCAATTGCACCAATCCCTCCAATGACATACGGCGCAATACTGGAAAGCACGTCGGGGCCCAATTCAAAAGCTGTCTCTAAAGGCTTTCTACGTGCGGTTACAAGCACCCCATCTTCTCGCAAACTCTTCTCCCACTCTTCCCCGGCTTGGATTGCTGGGTCTGCCCTCAGTTCTTTACCAAATTTTTCTAGTGTATCAAAAATATCCTTATTTCGGTCTCCAAGCCCGACGGCCGTGCGGGCCTTAGCAATGCCAGCATGCCACCGCTTCAACGATGGGCTCACCTCAACCACCTGCTCCTTCCCCTCAAGGGCCTTACCAGTAACCACATCTCCAAGTTTTGGAGTCTCAAATTTTCTTTTTCGCTTATGTTTATCATAAAATGCCTTAGCCTGTTGCATTGTGTCGACTGAAAAATCTGCACTACTCAAAAATGTTTGAGTCACACCAGCACCAAACTTACGCGCTGCCTTTTCCGCTCGTACCGGCAATGTTGGTTCTGGCTCTTTACCGACCGCTGGCCGTACTATTTTTTCTTGGAATCCAGCACGCGCCCTTTCATAAATACCCCGGGAGTCAATCGGGGTTTTTGCGCGCTCAACCATCTCATAAATTGATTTTGGCTGTTCTTCTCTTTGTCGCTGAGTCACTCTTCGTACGGCTTGAGCACTCGGGAGGTCGCCGCTTATTGTAGAAATTCCACGCCTGGTCAATTGTTTTTGAAGCGCCGGGTCAACCCTGTGTGTACGCGCAACGCCTAAGCGATCTGTGAGTTTTTTTACAATTGAAGGAAGTGCCATAATATTTGATTATCTTATTGTCCTTTTTGCTGCATTCTCATCTGTAGCAGTTGTGCAAACGGATCATTTGCCGCGCCAGAGTATTTTCCCTTATCTTTGTCATATAAAAACTGGTCTGCATTTTGTACATTTTTTGGATCTATGCCCTGTGTTCTTAGTTTACGGAGTTCTTGTGGAGTGTAACCCCCCGGGTTTTGCCCTTCTTCGGTTTTTTGGGTACGCGCTTTTACCCCGGTTGCTCCACCGCCAGCCTTCCAGCGGTCATACTCTGCGTCTGCTTCTGGGTCTCCTTTTTCTGGCGCAGTCCCGAAAGTAGTTGAATACCACGCTGAGAATGAGTTAGGGAAGGTCGTACTTGTCTTTCCTCCACCACCGCTCGCTACCTTTGTTTTCCCGGTATCTACACGCCACAATTCTTCACCGGTGCCCTTATCCATACCAACACGGTACACCTTACCGCCTACGATCATGTCCATTTCTGTGACTTTTGGATCAGTTTGTTTCAATCCGCGCACGGTGATATCAGTACCAGGTACTTGATATTCCTTACCAGCGTCAAGAGTTTTGGCAACATTGAGGAGTTTAATACCTTGGTCAAACATAGCCTTTTCATTTTCGGCCATGTATTCGTCAAAGTATGACTGATATTGTGCTTGGAGCGTTCCAGGAGTGTACCCAGCCTCTTCTTCAAGCATGGTAATTTCTTCTGGACTGAGGTCTTCTAGTGGGATTCCACTTGTAGCCATGCGCTTGATTTCATCACGTACCTCAAGCATCTGTTCTTCAATCTGGTCTGCATACCCACGGATGATGTCCTCTTGATTCATTAGGAGGGATTGTTTTTCCTCAAATCGTTCACGGGCCAAGTCGTACATTTCTTGAGCATATTTCCAATCATCACGCTTTCCGGTAAGGATCGCCTTACGTTCTGACTGTTCAGCCATCATAATGGTTTGTTGTTGTGCTGATTCAAGTGAGCTTACTTGGCGGTCGTACTCACTACCAAGTTGTGCAAGTTTTCCGCCGACACCTTCAAATCCTTTTGCACCATAATCTTCCCCAACGAGAGAAGAGAGGCCCACCCAAGCACTTGTATCAAGTCCACCATATTTCGCTGCTGAAGAAAGATTGCTTGCACGCCCTTGTACAGCCTGCTCTTTCGCTGCCGCGATCATTGGATCGTACCGCATGCCAGCCATTTCACCGGCTTTTCTGATACGCTCTTCGTCTGTCGAGGTGATTGTACTGATATTTTGTCCTGCTTTTTCAAGAGTATCTAGTGCCCCAGTAAGATAATCGTCTGGATTGAGATTCAAAAGTTGGTTTGTAATATCTTGATAGCGTTGATTCGCTTGATTGAGCATTGATTTTACTCCTGAGATGTTTGCTTGTGCGTCACTAATTGCTGTTGACTTGTCTGCTGAAGGAGTCATTACTGGGCTTGTGGCATTAAGAGATGGTAAAGCTGAGCTACCCTTCGGTGCTGCTGCTTTTGGCGCTTCTGTGAAGCCACCAACGCGCTTAAAGTAGTCAGCCGCCCCTGGGTCAACCATTCTTTCCCTACCACGTTTATCGTATAAAGTAACTTTTTCCCCACCGGTCATGGTGAAAGTTCGCCGATTTTGTTCTTCAGCCATAATGTTGAATTATTGGAATACACGCAAAAGGTCGCGATCGTAGCCGCTTGGCTCCGGTACGACATGGAAACCGTACTGTAGGATTTCCCATTGTTGATTCTGCCCACTAGAAGCAAATTCAACCTGAGCACTGTAAAACGAAATACGTTTTAGCTCTTTGCTTAAATAAATACGGAATTTCTTTTTCCCTGATATGTTTTCATTACTACCAAATCTCTCAAAACCGAATGGATGGAAACCAAATAGGTTGTATCCACCGGAAATGTATCTATACTGATTATTACTTTCTGTTGCCTCGAAGTCTGTCGTATATGTTTGCGTATACCCGTCCTCATCAAGTAGCAATGAAATGCTGATAGTCGTATTGTCTGCGATATATCCCTCTACATAAAAGCTGTCGAGTGTCTTCAATAGGTGTGGTGCGCCGAATGTCTCTTCACGTGATCGCCAGTTTGCGGTCGTATCGTACTCATCATCAAGTGGAATCTCTGTAAATTTGTAGAAGTTGGTTGTTACCCCATCTCCGTAATACAACTCTTCTTCACCATCAAAGTTTGCAATGGCGATATCACCGATATTGAGCCCGAGAATTGGGCTATCCCACTGGTTCAGCCGGAAGTCATAAACAAGAATTGTGTCGTTTGCGATGCTCTCGCTGGTGCTCTTTCCAGAAATATATCCTTTGTTTTTCCAGTACACACCAACACTCTCTGACCAGTCAATTGCATCTGCTGTTGGTTTTATTATATCAGAAATTGGGATTGCTTGCGGATAATCAACACTTTCAACACGAGATAAGCTCATTATTTCGTTATTTGGGGTGATGAAAATGATCCCATTTCCACCAGAAAAGATAGATTCATCACTCACCGCACCCAACGTTTGGCTTTTCCCGTCATGTGGTTTGATCGGTTTCACAATAGGCAAGTCGTCCCCGTCCTGTGTAAACGTCACAGATTTAATGAGGTTACGCTTAAACACATACATGACTCCTTCATCAAGTGCCATACCAACAATTCCACCACCACCTTCAGGCATGTTAATCAATCCACCTTGTTCTGCGGTACGTGGCGCTGAAAAAGTAAAGTCTGTTGCGTCTGCAATTGCCGAGTAGAAGAGTGTTTGGGTAGAACTCGCCACGCCAGACACAAACATTCTTGTATCAGAGACGAGCAGCTTGTTCCCTTTAGGAGCTGCTGGGAATGTCTCAACTACTTGTGCCACACCGCGCCCACTATCACAATCAACCGTTGAAGCTGCAATAGTGAATGTAGTTGCTGTTTTTGCACTGTATGCTAGATCAGTCTCACAAAATGTAATTGTCCCCGTTGCTGGGAATAATGTCGTATCATCTACCTGAATTGTAGTACTACCCACACCAACGTTATCTGTGAGCACCGCCACGTTTCCAGTCCATCTACTATAGGCCTCTACTGCATTACCAAAATAAACGTATGATGTTTGGTCAACATTTGTATTGTGGTCTGCAAATCCAAAATCTGCGCCGGATGTATAGCCGTTTTCTAAAACCTCAAATTGAGAAACATCTGGATGCTTATATACGAGCTTATCAGAGTACGACCCCATCATAATATTTGTTCCATCACGCTTTCTGAACGTGTGCATTGACGTAATCGGTGATGTGGTTACACTCTTGGTTGCTGTTGCCGGGAACAATTCATATCCAAGGTCACGGACCGAAATGCGGTCTCCGTTGTTGATATAAGTATTTTGCCCCACAGGGTTTCCACCAGGAGCAATTTTCTGTGGGTCTGCCTTCGTTTGATATCCAGTAAATTGATCGAAAACAAACCATTGCCCTTGATCTGCAAGTCCTGCGCCCCCGACACTGGCATCCTCAGCGCTTCCATTACCTGCATTTATTCCTGCAAATACGGCAACGCTTAAAAGCGCGATAAATGTAAACGCGCTTAAAACGAAGCTGGCTAACTTTAATTTAGTCTCAAACTGTTCCACCATATCGTGTGTTTCGATAATCATTCTGGAATCTCCAGTATGAGTTTGTAATTTGAGGTGTTACGCTCTTGTGCCGATCTTTAAGCTTGTTCTCTGCATTCGTTCTGAAACTGTTGAAGTCCGCGAGCGCTGCTCTGTCCTGCCGGTTACTGAGCACATAGATACCTGCTGAAAACATGATGAACGATGACCATTCTGGAGGGCCAACCAAATTCGTATCTGTCGAGTACTGTTCACTTGCGTCAAGGAAAAACTCTTGGAGTGTTTCGTCGCTCTCTTGCACCATGTATTTTGTGTAGTACCAGAGGTCGAGAAGTACCCATGATCTGACATAAGAAGCGTCTCTGTAGTATGTTCCGCTTGCTGCGCCTGTGAGGATCAAAGATTCATATCCAAATGAGCTTCCGTTTACTGTTCCCTGAGTTGAAGCAGTATTTAGGTCAATTGCGATAGTGTTCCACGCGTCTGCTTCAAATGCTTGTCCAGAGAATTGTTCTGTGACTGTTGCGTACAGATAGTTTGAATCATCAGGACCATATTTCAACGTAATGGAAGTTGGTACGGCATCAAGATATACGTCAACAAAGTAGTATTTTTTCTTATAAAGTGTGTCTGCGAAAGCGGTAAATGTGTTTTCTAGTGTTGTCGCACCTGTATTGCTTGTATTGGTAAATCTGATACTCCCAGATCCTTCCTTGTATGTGACCTGATCTAAAACCTCACCAGACGCATCATCTGACGTTGTGAAGCTTCCAAGTGCATTCGCACCCTCTACGAGCCGTGTAGCTGCGTTTTCGTCCTTATACCGGCATCCAAGACGCACTGAGCCACTTTGGTGTATTTCTGCCCAATCGTTTCTATAATCTTTGTCTTCAAAAAATTCATTGTATGATTGAAACTTGAAACGAGCACGGTCTCCGTACTCTTTCTTGTCGTTGTCAAGGTATGATAATTCATCGTAATCACTCGGCAACGGATACTCGACGATCCCATCAAACACACGAACAGTTGTCTTATGTCTGCGGAATGGCAGCTTGTAGTTTGCACGCTCTACCTGCAATGCAAGATCAATGGCGCGCACTTTCTCCTGCTCACCGGCATTTGCAAATACTTGCCATTGATCCATTGCATTAAGTATGCGTGATAGAGGTGTCCCTAATAACATAATTATTGGTATTTAAGAATTTCAATAATTGGATTCGCGAGTGTGAAAACATTATTTGCATCTGCATTACTCCACTGTGCTGTAACTGATACGGTAAAATCACTCGATGTATCAATTGCAAGACTTCCATCAGCCCATCCATGTACTTGAGCGTCATCTTCCTGTGTCTGGGCTGCCTCTTGGTTTAGTTGGATATTGAGTGTCCCATACTGCGCACTTTCACTTCCATTAGCCAAAATCAATGCCGTTATCTCTCCATTTGTATCAGTCGTCTGCCCCCCTGCTCCATATCCTATCGCATGTGATGCAATTTCGCTTCCATTTATACGAACGTGTATCGTCAATATCTGACCTGCAGAAGCTACTGTCCTATTTCTTTTTACCGGTATAGTGATTCTAATCCCGTTCGTACTTCCAAGTGTCCCGCCTGGAAGAGTCGTTGTCACAATAGTAGTGAGATCTGTTGTATTACTTATTCCTGTTGCCCCGGGAGATGAAGTAGCCAATTGAGAATAGTTATGTACGTGAAGACTATCTGCATTGCTTCCATCAAGTAAATTATTAATATTTTGACCATTGATCGTGGTCGTTGCAAGTGTACTTGTACCATTCACCACAAGGCTACCATCAACATTCAAATTTCCTGTCGTCGTCACTGATCCGAATGTCTGTCCGCCCGTCCAGGTCTGTTCGTCTGAGGTATCAAGATAAAGCCCATTTGCATTACTCTCAATACCCCCTGTTGAGCTCACTGCTTGGTACAAGTTCCCTGAGTCATCAAATACCAACCCTTTCGTTGAAGATGCCTTAACGTAAATCCTTGAACTCTCAATACCAATACCGGCCGTGGTAGATGCAGTGAGTTGCGAGACAGCCGAGGACGCAAAATTATAGCTACTCACAAATCCATCGTCACTCCATTGCAAGTTGGCACCGTTTGAGCGGATACCAAATGTTGTATTTAGGAGGTATAGTGTTCCACTTGTGAATGTCTTGAGCCCACCAATACTTTCGGTGCTGTCCTTATCAGCAAGCTGCTCGTAAACATAGTGTACATTACTCATCACAACAATAGATCCGGCGTTATGAGCCTTTCTATTCGCCGCGACCGACGCTTCGCTGGTCCCGTAGAAAGCAAGTCCGCGAGTACATGTAGAAAAGTTAGGGCTTGAGATTGCTGTACACTTCGCAATTTCCTCACGACTTCCACCCGGTTCGATTGTTAGGAATGCCGCTGGTTGAATATCAGAAGTTGTAAGCGCGTACCCATCAAATGTATTAAAAGACGACACCGGCACCGTCGCCTGATTCGACGTCATTGAGCTTGATAGAGTGGTTTTATATCTTGTGACGACAGAAAACCCAAGTGGCTGATTGTCTTCTAGGTATGGGTCACACTCGTCTGCAAGACAAGTAAACTCACGTAATACCTCAAGCCCCCCAAAGCCAATCTGTTCCCCATCATCTGGTGCAGGGGCAATGACTTGCACGAGCTGTGGCACTGTGAGCTCCCAGGCTCGCTCTGGCACTTGTTCAAGCTCCTCTTGGGTCATTGGGTCGTTTTCGTTGTTTCTAACCCTATCAACCCAATAATCCACCGTTTTAAGGCAGATTTCTAAGTCAACATTTTGGCCATATGTTCCAGTGTAGTTTTCAATCTCACACTCTTCAGCAAGTTCAATGCGCTCCTCAACGCTCGGAAGAGAAAGGCCCTTAGATTGATATAAATCCCATAGTGACGCGTGTACGTCTGTTGCTAGAGCTACTAGACCAGTAGCCACAAGGGTAATAATTGCAATGTATTTCTTCATAGCGAGAGTTATTTACGAGTAGTTCCAAGCATTTTCTTGGTTTTATAATCTGCTCCGAATGCGAACACACCAACAATCGCCGTTATGTAGATTGCAGTATCCAAATCAATAACCCCTTTCAAAACAATAAAGTCCGCCGTAAGGTTAACAACTGCCACTATTGATGCTTTTTTCCCATGTAGAAATTCAAGTAAATTATGCATATTATTGGATGAATGGATAGCGCTCTCCAAGAGGTACGGCCTCTAAAAGAGTTTTATTAACTCGGGTAAGTCCTGTTTTTCTGAATAGCTCCTGGAATGTGCGCATATCGTCTTCACCGGAAACATGCCTCTTCTTTCCTTGCTCAATCACATAGCACCGTGAGTCATTCAAGTGGTCGTGGGCTTTCACCATCTTTCCTTCATTTTCTCGTAAAAAAAATGGCATAAGGAGTTTTGGATCCATCATTGGTCCGCCGTTTTCACCCTTCAAAATGTATGTTGTGTAGTATTGGCGACCAAATACTGTTTCGCTGTAGGCCTTCCCGTGGTCTCCGTAGTATTCTCCGAAGGTCTGCGGTGTCTCTAGGAATGTTTTATTCCCAGTGACGCGGTATTGGTGTGCCCCTATTTTAGCCCCCAGGAATTTTAGTAGGAAGTTTGGGGCTTTGGGGTTGTTCATTGCTGAGCACCACCCTGAAGCTGTTGTTGGGACAAATCCCATATCCAGTGCCTTCAAGAGTTCATTGGTAGAGCTGATCTTCTCATATCGATCCATTTTGTATACCGGTGCTACTGTTCTATACAGTTTTTCTGTTTCGGCATCCCACTTTGAATACTCACTCCATCGCATGTGGACGTTTTCATCCGGCATAAGATGGTATGGGATAAGCCCATGTTTTGTGATGACCTCAAGTGGAGCACGTGAATAGCTAAATCCATTTCCATTCACCATCCCGAGCCTTACCATCATGCGCATGGTTGCTTTTACACTAAACCGAACACCAAGCTGTTCTGAAATCGCCAAAACAGTCGCGGCAGCAGTACAAATGTTGTCTTTTTGTAGGAATTGATACCTAAAGTAGGAAACAGGATAGTATTTTGGTTTATACTTCCCCAAAGATAGTCCTAGTTTTGCCTCAAAATCTCGCGGATCTTTCCGTTCGCTCAAAAGCCCGGAGCCACCTAAAGCACGGAGGTACTGTGCTTGTACCATGTTCCTCGCTTTCCAGTAGAGTTTTTTAAGCTTTTTCATAGACGGGCATTATTTTATAAAACGTGAGCCACGGCGCTCAATCATGTATCTAATTGACTTCATCATGTATGCCGGGAATCTGCGCGGTTTCCCGTGTCTATCCAGAAAGTGAATAAAGTTTATATTCCTCTTATCAATAAGTGTCCACGGGTTGAACATGACATTTCCGATGAACCACTCCTCACCAAACCACTGCCATCCATCTTCACCAACATTTCCTCCCCAACTATTGAGAGCTCCGATATATTTTCTTCCAGCGATCATTCTCGCTTTTCCTGCATACATTGCATGCGCCCAGTCAATATTTGCATCTTTCACAGGATATGCACGTCTCCATGTGCCATTATTTTTACCCTTTACCCCCATTACAAGCCCATTTCCATCACGAATTGCTTGAGCCATGAGGTCAATATTGTTTCTTGCGCGGATCATGCGCGCCTCTTTACTCTGATAATTGCGAGCTAATTTATACAGTTCTGGTGTCACCCAGGACTTACTTATCATAAAATCCTCTTTTGGAGGTTTACTATCGTTATATGATGGCACGTCTCGCTCCAAATTTGCCCCGTATTTGACGAGATTAAGCGCTCCATCACGCAAATATGCTCCCTTCCCTTTTCCGATGCTTATTTGCGAATATACAGCCTTTGCTGAAAGCTCATCAATAAAATCCTTTGTCTTATCCAAATACACTGGTAGTAACTCAGCAGCGTTTAGAACATGCCCATAAGATGCGAATGCTTGACCAACACAAGAGCTTGATCCGTTTTGATTCTTAACTGGGAGACGAAAGCCAAGCTCTCGCTCAATATCGAATCCTTTTTCCCAGTCAAAAGATGCGGAACCAAGTGCTAAGTGGTCGTATTCATAATCACGATCATCTCGTATGTCTGGTACTGCACCTGTTCCAAATTCCATCATACTATTTGAAAAACATTGTTGATATTACTTGCCATACTAAACCACCAACAAGACTACCAGTAGTGGCATATGCAACGACTTTTGTTCTAAATTTGAGGTTCACACGCGATTCGCTATCAATATAACTTTTAATACTTTGATAATTTTTTGTATGTTTGCCGTCAACATCCTGCATTTCAGCACGCAAAACCTTGATATCCTGGCGCCATTCGTGACGAAAAGACTCAAACATTTTCTCAATTCTATTCTGTGTCTCAGCCACATGGCCCATCTGCACAGCCATGACAGCCATATCTTGTGTGAGTTTGTGAATTGGATTGTTTATAGTTTTTTCCCCCATAAAAATTACTCTTTAGGAATTGATTGATTAGGCTTTGGGGCCAATGTAAATTGAGGTTGTGTGATGTGGATCATCATCCCGTACTTATCCAAAATCTTCTTAATCTCTGCCATACACTTCTCTGCATTCTCACGCGCAAGTCGTCTTTGCTCGACGATTTTCTTTGCTTCCTCTAATTCTTGATTTAGGTCTACTTTTTTACTTTTCTTCTTACTTTTTGAAGAAGCATTTTTGTTTCTTGCCATATGAAAACTTTTTACTTTATAAAGATATTATACCATTTTTTCTATTATTCTGCACGAAATTTTTGTGTAGGCTTTTCCTTATCCATATTATTCAGCCCTGTGATTGATAATTTCATTCACAATACCGGCAGCGGTACCCAGATCCGTTCTCCAACCACTCTTCATATCAATTTTATTTTGTATTAGTGTAGCGATATCGTTATCACCGTCAGCAACAGCTTGCTGCTTATTTTGTATTAGTGAAGTAATTTCGTTATCAAGTTCGGTATCTTTAGCAATAATTTCAGCAGACAACCCATCATCGAAGATATCTACAGTAAAATAGATATGTCCCTCAGATCCGTCAACAATAATATTTGATGGCATAATTTATGCGTTAGTTATTAATACTTTTACGTCAGATGACCACTGTAAGTTTGTTGCAGCGGCACCTGTTACTCTAACTCTTATATCAGTCCCATTTGTATCTAGCGTGCAGTCCCAACCTGCTACGTCCTCTGCTGTGTGACTATTAGTCGTTGCTCCCACCTGTGCTAACACTCCCCCATCATTCTTAAACGTTCCTACCCGGATATAGGATGCTGCGTTTGAACCATCATCCTCTATAGTAGATACACGAGCTTCGAGATGTATAATAGTGTTGTTTGTCGTCGGGATAATTTGAGTTGTAGTTACTGTGGCATCTGTAGTAGCAACCTCTTCTTGGTATGTATAAGATCCATCAAATTTAGCCATCCCTTGCCGTTGAATATGGTATCGACCGTGTCGTCCGTTGCTGTTTCCTTCACCAGGAGATTCCTTTACATCCCCACCGTCACCAGAGGTTGTGTCCAGGAGGTTTGCATTACCTGCTAGTGTTATCCATGAGCCTCCATCTGGGTTAGTTATTGCAGATGCATTCTGGTATGCGCTTGCGGCACCGCAGACAAAGTCCCAAGTTTCACTATCAGTTTCCATCGACCAGCTAGAGCTTTCAAAATCAGCATTATTAAGCTCACCACAGCGAAGCCCCTTAAAGTTTAAGGCAGAGTGGTAAGCATTATCGGTATTTGGATTAAAGTTTCTCTTAACTACGAATACAGGATCGTCTTGGGGAACAATATCTTGGTCTCTGTCCCGCTGATTCGCATCAGCCAAAACTCCTTGCCTTCCACAAAAACTAGAAACATACCACCCAGCCTGGTCAAACGTCCCATCATATCTCATGTAAAACAATGAAGAATTTGGCTCACCAAGTTCGAAGCCACACTGCCCACCATTCTTTGTTGTACGGAAAATTGCTCGCAGATTCCATGCGCCACCTGTAGTAGGGCCACCATTTATGAATGCAATTTGATCCCCAGAAGCTTCAAGACGAAGCATCTCTGACGAAGTCATCGTAAAGTAGTTTAGTGCCCCGTACTTTTTCCAGGCAAAGTATCCGTGCTCTGTTCTGTCCGCCTTGAATATCGCAAACGCAGGTTCCAGTTGTCCATCTAGTAGAGCCAAGTCTTCCCCAATTATTCCATTACCGATTGCTAATACTGGAACATCTGTAGCGTCCCCTGTAGGTAGGTCAATTTTAAGCATTCCCGCATTTGGGTCGGTGTTGTCCCATCCAACCATTGACTGTGTTGACCCAAAAATGACTTTAACCTCATTTTCCATGATGAGGTCTCCAGTCATTGTGTCACCAGTAACATTGACGTACCGATCGTCAAGCACGGCATATCCTGGCCATGGTTGTTGTACTCGTGAGCCGTGCATAAATTATGGTGTATTAGTTAGAGCCACCAGCCATTCCGTCTACAGTGAAATAAGATGATGTTACTGCGATACTTACATTTCCTGCCGTACCGGGGTTTGCGTTATATAGATACATCATCGTTGACGTTACTGTGCCGTCTGGAAGTGCATTCATACAACGTGATTTTGGGCTGAACCCACCTGAAGGGCTTGCGAAGTAATCACAGTGAGGAATAATCCCCCATCCGTTAGCATGAGAAGTTAGTGCCATTGCATACCGCATCTCCCCAAAAAATCCATCATCTGAAAGACCTCCTCCAATGTCTATAGTGGTTGTACCCCCAGAAACAGAGGTGTTGCCACCGCCAACATTTCCGAAGGTGAATGTTTGGGACACGGTTCCATCACTGATAGTGATTAGATCACTTGAGCCAAGTGATGACGCATTACCAAGGAAATTCAGTGACCCTGTAGCAGAAGTGGCGCCAGACGCTTCTTGAAAGTCTTTTTCATTGAATTGAATAGCCTCTACGCCTAACGCTACGCCACCACCGCCACCACCTGTAGGCTTGGTTGTGGTTACAAAGCTCAATGTTGTTGTGTTCCATTCAAGGATATCGGTTGCCTGAATCCCGTGAGTGTTAATAAGTTGAGAAAGATGAGCAACTCGTCGTGCCCCTACGTTTTGTTCTTCGATTCTTTGTACTTTGTACTCAGTGTATTTATAGTCGAGCCCAAAACCTAATACAGCAAGAGCTACCACACCGAGACCTATGAGCAAGTGTTTTACAAATGCGCCTCTTTTATTCATATAAAAAGTGATTAAGTAATTTCTTTAGTAGTCCAATTAACTGTATCTAGTACCGTATCACTGGCAATATATAGCACCTCTCCACCTTTCATTACCACATCGATCCGAGAATCAAATTTATTCCCATTTGTCGCAGAAGGAGCACCATCGTTATCAAAACCCCACCTCATCTGTCCCACTGCTGTCTCAGGAGCCACAGAAAGCTGATATGGCTCTGTTGGGACTGTACTTGGGACTGCATACCATGTGTCTGCCAAAGTGAGCTCTCTCTGCCCATTTACGCCGGTTCCACCAAGAGGAGCAACAGACTCTTCAGTCGCAGGATTGATATTGATCCCGAGCTTATTCGCAATTTTTACCAGGAGGGCGACTTTAGCCATATACTATTTATATTCAATACCAGCTTCCTCAAACTTGCTTTTAATAAACATCTCCTTTTCAACCAAGGATTCCTTTTGTCTCACGAGGCTGAATTGAAGTTTTTTATTTTCTTTCTCCAGTTTTTCGTTCTCTTGAGCCTTCTTTTTTACAGATTTTTCTAAATCTTTTAGCTCATCACGCTTGGTTTTCATCAATAATTCTGTATCGTGCTTCTCTTTAATAACGAGATCACGCTCTGTGGTAATGTTTTTGAGTTGTTCTTCAGCCAAGCCAACATCTGTACGCCGCTCATCAAGTGTTTCTGTCACTGTTGTGAGCTCTTCATTTAGCTGAACAATCTCATTTTCTACATTTACGAGGTCAGAAGAGAGCGCTGCGGCCTGTTCACGCGCGCGCTCTTCTTCCTCTGCCAGTAAAGCAAGCTGGTCCTTGAGTGTATTTATCTCATTTTCCAGCTCTTGTTCCTTCTCTTGAAAACCATTCATTATTTCAAGATGCTTTTTTTGTCGTTCAGCCTCAATTTCTTCCATTTCGTCCAGTTTTTCTTGGTATTTGTCCATCTCTTCCGCCATGGTCGCACGTAAATCAGCAAGTTCTTTTGACACAAATTGCACTACTTCTTCCATTTTCTCTGCTTGAGCAACGAGTTTTTGTACTCGATCCTGAGCTGCGACTTCTTTTGATTTCATATCTTCAACTGCAAGACCAAGCTGTTCTACAGCTTCCTCAGCGGTTGCTTTGCGTTGTTCTGCCTTTGCTGCCTGCTGCTCAGCTTGCGCCGCAACAACAGCCTCATCAATAGGCTCTTGAGCTTGTTGTTGTTGTTTACGTGCCATAGGGATAGTGATTATTATCTATCGTCAAACAAGTGAAGGTCTGCTGAAACAGTAGTTGTGTTGTCTGAAATAGACACAAGCTCAACACACACTTGCATAAGTCCATCGATATTGATCGTGAATTGTTGTACATCGTCTGAATCAGAGATTGTCACACCAGTTGAGGGGACAACTGCTCCATATCCTGATCCGGATACGAGGTCACAATAAAACCATTTATTGTCTTCACTACGAGCTGCGGTAAAATCGACTGTTTCACTTTCATCTTGTGGATCAACATATGATCCTTTTACCCGGAATACAGCACTATCACCAGCACCAAAGTCGTCAGAAGAAAGCACGACCTCTTTATGTCGCATGTCTCCAACATATTGTCCAACACTGTGTGCTGCCGTATTCACTGATTCAAGTATTTTATAGCTATGTCGTAATCTTGGCATATAAGAGTATAAATAAATTCACCCCTCCCCCCATCTATAGAAGAGGGAGGGAGAAATGAGTTACTTACGATACGAGCCGATTGGCAAGATCGCTTTCTTCTAGGCGATATGCTAAGCCATTAGCACAACGTACATCGACAAATACACGTCCATCTACGAGGGCCTTAACATTAGAAACAACGAGGTAACGTGGGTCTTTACGATCCATGTACTCACTTCCAACTGCAAGTGGTGCGGGTGGAGCCGGAGCTTCTTCTTTAGGCGGCTTAGGGGCTTCTACAGGAGGTTGTTCACCTTCTGAGGCCTCTGGCCCATCTTGTTCATCTTCACCGTCAGGAGAGTCGTTTTTTGGCTCCTCTGGAGAGATTACGAGGTTCATACCAGCCTCGAAACCTGCCTGGGCCACCATAGGGGCTCCAGCTAGTTCCTCTTCTGATACTTCTGAGAGTATTACCTCTACTCCTGCGTAAACCTCCGCAAGTGCCTTCACCAACTTTTTTTTATTCCCTTTAGGTTGTTCACCCATGAGAGTAAGGTTGGCTTCTAGCTCTTTGCCAGTCAGAGAACCAAGCAATTTCTTGAGTTTTGTCATAATTTGTGGTTAGGATTAAGCATCGGTTGAAGCTGATCCGTTCCATTGTAGTGCTTGCTCACCATCAGCATTGACGATTGGCAAGTTTGGTCCAAATTGCATATCAGCACCTACAAGCGCTTCTGTAATGTTCGCTGCATCGTCTAACAATCTACTAAAGATGTTGTCTACAAAACCTGTCGTAGTTGCAACAGCAGTAAAGATCACATCAGCCGCATTACGTGTGCGAGCAAGATTGCCTTGTGATTTTGCCCCTACCTTGAGGTTGGTTGCTGCGGTTGTTACGTTTTCGATAGCCGCAACTGCAAAGTCACCATCAACGTCAAAGTCATCAACTTCGATATTATCTCCGCCAACGATGCTAAGCGCTGTTTGAGCCCCAGTCTTACCACTCGCTGCTTTATGCTTCCAGCCCTTAATTTTGAGGTCGTCAGCGTTTGCAGTAGTAACGATGAAGTCGTCACAGTGGTAGTTTGAATCATTGTCTACTGTTTCAATGTCCTTCAAGAGACAGTTAGCAGCATCAATGTTCAATGCGTTTGTAAGATTGTCGATACCATTCTCCAAAACAAGGTTTTGAAGGGTTACATTGGCAGCAGCTACTTGCATTTGTGCAGTGATAGCAGTGTCGAATGTAAAGGTTGGGCGATCTGATCCGCGTCCGTGACCGATAACAGTCACACCAACAACATCGAGATCAACTCCATCAGCAGCCGTTACAGACTCAGAGTGACCAGGAAGAACATGAATCACGTCTCCGCGGTTAGCCACACAAGCCCCAATAGCTGCATCAAGTGTAGGAAAGATTCGTCCAACACCTTCCTTATCGTAGTCAAGGAGTTGTGACAATTTGTCGTAATTTGGATTTGTTCCAGCAAGAACGACAAAGGTTTTCCCTACTGTAGGTCCAGCAACAGCCAAAGAAACGGCTTCAAGCTGTCCCCAACGGTTTGATCGTGGGAATAATTCTTTCATAATTGAAAGTTATATCACCTTGTCCCACACACCGACCTCATCCCTTACGGGACCGATAGACAAGAAAGATAGTAAGTAAGGGTAGTTTTTACGCTGTACCGTCACCTTTTGAGAAGAATACACCGCGTCCTGATACAGAACAGATACCGTATCCAGCACGTACACCAGTTTGCCAGTTGTCTGTACCATCTTTTGTTTCGTACATTGCGATGGTGTGTGGACGTTCCCAGAATCCGATGTATGAAGTGGTGTATCGGCTTGAAGCCATACCCCAGTAATGACGTTTGTCAGTATCAACTTGACCAGTTGCAACGTCGATAGCTACACGAGAAAGTTTTACGTGGCGGTATTTACCTTTGTACACGTTCTTTACTTGTGGATTATCGAAGTCAGGTGATCCGATACTTTCGAGGTATTCCATTATGATGTTGCAGTCTGAAGGATCATCAGTCGTAAAGAGGATGTCCATTCGTGCTCCTGCGATCTTTTCCCCGAATTGGTTGATAGTGTTTTCTATTGCAAGGCGTTCCATTGCTTCAATTGATCCGCGTGATACACGTGGGTTGTTAGCAAGGATGTTGCGGTAGGTTACTGAAGAACCCTTTACAAGGTGAGCTGTTGCTCCCCATGCGAGTGAGTCACCAGTTGAAATGTCTACTGTACGACCGTCTTTTGCGGTGTATGAAGTAGCACTAAAGTTTGAAACAAGCGCTTGAAGGTCACGTTCGATGGTGTTCCAAGGAAGTGCAACCATGTCTTGCAATGCTGCAACGACTTCAGGTGCTTTGTTTCGGGTACGCATTTCATAAGTAATACCAACATCTTTAGCAATACGTGGGTATGCTTCAAGGTCTTTGGTATATCCTTGTTGGATACGCAAGCGTTCTGCTTGGTTTCCTTCGGTTTTACTTTCTGCGTATTCTTCACGATTAATTTCGCTCATTCGGCGTGAGTCTCCGGTGTTCTTTGAAATGTCAAGAACGTTCCAAATACCAGAGTTCAATGCTTCTTGTGGCAATGACATCAAGTTATCAAGCCACATGACATCCACCAAATCCACGAAGTCATCGAATGTAAGTGAGTCTAATTCCATACTCAAACATTAAAATGATTAAGAGATTGCAAGGTTGAGTGAACACACACCACGGCTTGAAGAGATGTATCTCTTAATTCGAGCTTGTGTTCCGGCAGTGTCTACTGCTAGACCTTTTTCGTCATTAAATTTGACGCTTTTTCCTTCGTCAGCGGTGGTGAATGTACCAGCACCTACTGCGAACTCAGCTTCAGCATCAGGGTCCATAGGGACAGCCACGAGCTTTAGCTTACGAGAAGTTGCATAGTCTGCGTCGGTTGCAGCAATTGCTTCAAGCAAAATACCAGCGAAGTTAGCAGTGGCGTTTGTTACAACGGTCACAGTACCATCACCAACGTAGTACACAGCACTTCCATCTTCCATTGCTACTGAAGCGATCATTGGAAGTTTTTTCAACAACCAGCGTCCCTTTTTGAGCAATGGGCGAAAGTTGGTAAAACGATTTCCCATATCACAAAGTAATAAGATGAATAAAATGTGCTTGCTGCAATAAAAAACAGCAGAGCTTACGCATCTACTGGCTTATTACGGAGAGTATTTTGAAGAAGTAATACCCCCACAGAGGTTGCCTGCCTCGAAGTAAAGCGACTTTTTTACAGGTGTTGATCTCACCGATAATTGTCTTTGTCTATGCTTTACACCAAGCAAAAGGGATCGGACACATAATAGTCGAGATTATGTGCCCTGGCCTGTTGCTTACACAGGAAGTGAAAAAGGTTACTTGATATATTATATCACTTTTTTATGCTTCTGTCATTTCAGGAGCAGATTCTTCCACAGCTTCACCTTCTCTACGTTCCTTTTCTGCGTTCAAAACCTCGCGGACATCACTGAGGGTAAGCTCATGCTCTTTCTTCCCACCCCAAAGCAATGTGGTCGCTTCAGCATAGAAGTTATGAGCAAAGTTTTCAGTAAATTGTGCCACACTTTGTACTTCACTTTGAAGCACGTTGTAGTTCTTTTCCAAGAGAATCACAATACTTTTAGCTACCACACTGAGGTAATACTCTCGTGGGTTTTGTGTTCCCGGATCAAATGGTTCGTCTGTAAGGAGGTTTTCAAGCATTGAGGTTGGAAACTCATAGGTCATGGTGTTGTTGTCTGGACCATTTCCCACTGTCACCTCAACATTACTGAATCCTTCTTTTTCTGCTTCACCCACTGATACAACAGGGTACATGAGTAGATATTGTGTTGTTGTTTCTGGTACTTGGGTTGATTCTTCCATAGTATTAGGCGTTTACAAATTTAGCGTTGACTTGGTATTCGTTTCCATCCTTATCTTTTACAAGATAGGTTGTTTCTCCTTGTGCATCAGTGGTTTGAGAGACCATGATAACTTCAAAGCGCTCCATGTTGAGCTGCCATTGTTTGTAGTCTACCTCTTCCTCTGATCCGTCTGCATAGATAAGGGTACTCTTGAGTGTCTCTTGCCATTTCCCCTTCTCTACAAGCTCTACGGTGTTTTTAATCATGCGCTTCCACCCTACCACTACCTTCCCTTGGAACCGTCCAATCTTGAATGTACGTTCGTTCGGGTTAGCACGTTTCTTGTGGTATGACTCAAGACGTCCTTTGTCTGCTACTGCATCGATCAGGTCTTGTTGTTTCAAGACAATATTTTGCAATGAAGCAATTTGTTTTTGCAAGAGAGCCACATCTTCAGAGCTCACGTCTGCTGGTTTTGATTTTTTTGCGGTTTTTGGACCTGCTGCCTTTGTGTCATCAGTAGTTGCTTCTGGCGCAGGGGTGTTTTGGTCTTTTTCATCAGTTTTTTTGGCCATAAACTATGATTATTTGGTTAAGTCTTCTGCATTGTTCAGGCGGATACCAAGGCCTTTTGCAACCTCAACACCACGTGAAACACGGTTTTTATTTGTTCGATCTACTCCACCGCCTACTGAGCGCTGTTGCCCAAACGCCTTTGAGGCAGGTGATTTAGGAGCAGCTCCAGCACCAAGAACGGTTTGGCTTGCTAGTCTCATAAACTTCTCTACTTGAGACTTAGAAAGGGTACGATCACCTTTGAGTTCATCAAATTCAGCTTTGATAGCCTTTGATACGTCCTCGTTGCTGTCTGAATATTGAGTAAGCAGGCTTTCCTCATATTCAGCAACTTCTTGAGCAGCACGAGCAGCAAATTGTTCTTCAACAACGCTTTTCGCTGCTTCCTTTACCGTGTCGGGAGTTACTTTGTCTCCTACAATAGGGCTCCCATCCTCATCAAATTTAGCATCTGGACCAAGAGCAGCCTTGAGCTTCTCAATCCGTGCATCACGACGCTCAATAGCTTCGCGCATTGATTTAGGATTATTTGATTCGAGCTTTTGTTGGAGCTCTTCTACTTGTCCGGCCTTTTCGTTGAGAGCGGCCAACTCTTCTGCGGTAGGGATTTCTCCGATTTCATTCCCTTCCGCATCGTATGCTTTTACTGGCATAGCACAAAATGTGAAAAATAAACGTGAATAAACTATAGTGGGGCGTTCGGGTTCTCAGGAACCGCTTTCGGTTTGGACTCTTCCTCATACTGTCTCGCGAGTCCTTCCAATCTCTCCTTCCAGGCTTCGATGAACAACATCAATTGTCTCGTTCTCTCTGTGTGTGCATGATCTACCGTCAAATACTTCAGGGTTGCTGATAGGTTATCAAACATAAGCTGAAATTCATTCTTAAACGCATCTGAGTGCACAAAAACGTCAATATCGCCAAGCATAGCTAGGCGTGTTGACTTATCTATCTCGTTGTAATTGAGTGCCTCAAATGAAAAATGTCCATCGATTTTCTCATATAACCGCGCTGCGGTCAGTGTTTTTTGCTCTTCAAGAAGCTCTTTAAGCTCCCGAATCTCTATCTGGTTTGCTTTGTTCTCTTGTCTTTCGTGCTCCAGTTGATCCAAGAGCACCTTTATTTGCTCACGAAGAGCCTTTTTACTTTGTAACATAACTTTATCTTGTCATGGCAGCCATAGTTGGCGTACCCATATTTGGAGATTCGATTGCTGCGCCTTGTGGCATTCCGCCTTGACCGGCGCGTTGGCCTTGTAATGCGGCCATCATACGTGGGTCCATATTTGCTAATTGATCTGCAACTTCTGGGAATAGCTCTTCCATTTCAATATCGGTGTGTTTTGCATACTCACGAAGAGCAACATCTGGGCTTGGTTGACGACCAAGGAATTGACCAATCTTGAGAGCATCACCAAAGTCTTTCTTCCACATCTCACGTTCAAGGAGTGAACTACGTTTTTCTTTCGGTACTACTGAAACATAGAATAGGTATGGGATCGCAAGCAGCTTTTTAATATCGATAAATGTACGCTCTTGAGGTCTTCCTGCCTTCTTGGCAAGCTCATCGAGTCGCAATGATTCTTCCTCCTCTTCTGGGAGGAGCTGGCGATCTACAAACTGAATGATCTCATTCCCTACCATCCCACCATAGATATCGGTCTCTGAGATGCTATATGTTTGGTATACGTCTTCATTTCTTTTTGTAAAATCATTGTATCTCTTTGCCGTAGGAGCCAAGAACTCTTCAAGGATGTTGTAAAGGCGTAGATACGTCATATCGCGCTTCATACGCATATATGAACTCAAAGCATGTCCAAGCATAATCATAGCTTGTTTCATGCGTGCTGCGATCTCTGAGGCTGTCTGATTGCCTGATTCAGCAACACCTTGGAAGATTGCGGATACATTCAAGAATGCTTCAATCTCTCGCTCAATCATTTCATTCATGCCGAAGTCTGAAACGTTGGCTTGTTGTTTATCCATCAAGTCACCAATCTCAGTAGGAGCAACACCATACGTGATAGTAGCTGGAAGCCACATATCTTTCGATAGGTTTTTGGCTGTCTTAGTAACAATAGGATGGAAAATTGATTGACGGAACTGGAGAATCTTCAATCGGAAGCTCTCGTCCTTGAGTGCTTGCAAGACTTTCCCCATCATAACCAAAGAGCGGCCGTATGCAAGATTACTCTTGATCGGTTTCAATACAAACATTCCCATGTCATAACAGAAGAACTTACGGCGGAATGGAGTCCCCACAGGAGCCATTGGTACACCGTTTACAATGATCTGGATTTCATTATCATGGAGTGATCGATATACGATTTCCTCACATTCTCCCTGTCCGAGCTTACCAAATCTCCAGTTACTCCCATTGATATCATCGGTATTTACTGAACTTTGATTGAGATTTCCCGGTCGTACATACTTCCAGCGTGGTGATTTCCCGTATTTTGCTTCCATCTCTTCGTATGAAGTACGTCTGTAGGTGATAATTGCTGGTTGTTTGTGGATCAAACGTGCTGGAATACGTGGATCAGCAAGCATTACTTGGTCTACTGGCCAAATAACCTTCACTGGTTTACGGCGTTTGATATGTTTTTTGGTAGTGAATTTTACTTCTTTGAAATTCCACAAGTCTTCCCAGGTCCCTTCAGTGATCTCTTGTTGCGCGAACCATTCTTCTTCATTGGCTTCTTGAATAAATACAGCCGGATACGCAAGCAAATCATCTAGTGCTTGTTCCCACAGATCATCTTCACGCTCAATTTGTCCTGATCTCCAGGTAACTTTGGTAAGTTTGTCTCCAAGTTTGAAGTCTTCAATATCAAATTCATTGAATGCGCGGATTTCTGCCTCAACGTTTTGGTTGAATACAGCATTGAACACGCTGTCAACTTTCCCCTCAAGTGTCCCAGTTACAACACGAACTTCACCATCATTATGGATAGGTTCTAGGTATGAGTTACGGCGAAGGCGACAATCATGTACCAATTGGATGAGTGATTGATCGTCAAAGTCTTTTTGAGGAGTGTTCATCCAAGACCAAGAGTCCTGCATGACCTGATAAATCTTTCCAACCTGTTCTTTTTCTTCTTTGGAATATTGCAAAATCTCCTTGTCTTCAAGGAGCATTTTGTCTCTTTCCACGAGTAGAGATTTTAAGTTAGGCATAGGTTGTTATATTCAATCACCCGGCCACGATTGTATACAGTCAATACGTGAACAGGTGTACAAACGTGCTCACAAGCACAGGCTTATGTTTCAACCGAATGATTAAATAGAACACTGTTTTAAGTATAGCATAAAATAGTATTGTAAACAAAGTTACAACACGCGATGTGAATTTCCTCTGTTCGGTGTTGAGTTTCCAAGTACGGTTCTTGTCTGCTCTTCAACACGTTTTCGCATGTCTTCCCATTCTTTATCTACCTGCTCAGCAGTCTTAATAACTTGCTTACGTGAGCTTTCTTGAGACACGTTCCCAACGACCGTTTTTGTTCGTAAAGTAATAGGTTCATTGTCTGCAAAGTATTCAACAGCGGTACGGTAGTGACTTGTCCAATCATGGACCGGCTTTGAGAGTCCTGAAGTTGACTGGCTTCCTTCTCTTTTTTGCGGATAGCGAGCACCACGAAGCGCTGCAAGGACTGGTTCACACCATTTTTCATTCACTACAAGGCGTCTAAACAGTAAATTGGTGATCTCTTTATGGTCTTGCCATGTTCTTCCTCCCCATTCTTTGAACTGAATAATGATCCCTCGTTCCATCAAAAGGCTATATGCACTGGTTTTATCATCTACAATTGATCGTTTTTTCACGTCCGGACCACCATAATGGGTGATTGTTCTGCTCCATTTGCTGTGTCGTTGGATTATTTCAAGCTCATTTTGGGTATATTCATACTGTCCTGAGTCAATTTTCCCATTCACAAACGGCTCATAGAAGAGAATATCCTTATTGCTATTTGAGTAGGCATCAAGCATAAACACGCGATTCGTTGCCATATCCTTCTGCCACCAAATAATTGTGGTCATATCAAGCCCAAAATCCCATGAACAGAAGAGAGGAAATGTAGGGTTATAGTCAAAATCTTCCAATTCTGCATGTCTTAAATTAACTGCATATACTTTCCCGAGCGTCGTACCTTCATACGACTTCATAACTTCACGGGCAAATTCTTCATCAGACTTGGTAGCTTTTGCCTCTGCAAGCCATTTACTATCACGACGCGGATCATCTTGCCAATCAAAGTTGAACTTATGTACACGCCCTGCTTGGTTGGTAAGAAGTTTATAGTGGTGTGAGTCCTTCCCTGTTTCTGGAGGTGTAGAGATAGCAATACGAAGGTTTGTCGCTTCACCAGTGGATTCCCAAGAGCTCTTAGCCCAATCCCAAAAGCCGAACTCATCAAAGAGCATCACGCTTTTACGTCCACCACGACCAAAGTTAGGGTTTGCTGATTCCCCAGTCACACTGTTCGCTGATACACCTTTCGCCCCTGCTGGCTTCAATACCATGTGAGATCGATCATGTACGCCTCTGAGCAACCATTTCGGCATACGCTCAAGGTTATAATCGAACTTATAGAATAAAGTATCTGGATCACCTGGCTTATCTACATAGTCCTCTTTACGTGATCCAACACGAGCTGAGAAGTCATGGAATATGTAATGCCAAAGCACCCACACCATAAGAGTGTAGGTAGCTCCAATACCACGGGGCTTGTCTACGGCTATATTTACCTTCTCACCGAGTTGTGAGCGCTGATAGAGTATCTCAAGCCATGCAATGAACTCTCGCTGCTTAGGCCACAAAACAAAAGGCAGGTGAGAATCCACTTCACGAGGATCATATGTCCAACAAAATGTATCAACAAAAAACTCAAAGCCTTGCTGGCCTTTAGCACAATATCGGATAATCATTTGTTGTAGCTCCACATCTTCTTCTGCATCACGAAGAATCTTCAAACGAAAACGCTTGTTTTCAATCAAGTCTTTTGGAGCTTGTAATAGCATATCTTACTGATCGCCGTACTTTACTTTTTTCTTTGCGCGGCATGAACTGCATCGCTTTGGTTCGTTGTATCCCTTATCTGCATAGAATGTTTGTTCTCCGGCAGTAAATACAAATTCTGTGCCACACACACATTGAATTACTTTATTTTGTAACTCTTCCATACTATTTTTATTAAGGCTTACTCGCCTTGGAATAAACGTTTTTGTAATTCTGCTTGGAGCTCTTCCTCTGATAACTCCTCAACCTTCTTCACACTCTCAACATCAATCGTATGCTTGTTTTCCACTTCTTGCTTGTCTCTCATGTCCGTCAAATTCTTCGCGGTGAAGATATATGCTGCTGAAGGTGATGCTCCATTTAGCCCATTTGCTATAAGAAATTCCTTCTGATATTTGAGTGCTTTCTTATAAGCCTTGCAGAACTCAGCCTGAAATGACTCAAAATCTTCATCTGGAGCACTCTTGTGAGCCCACCGATATACCGTTGTATAATCCACCCCAATACTCTCAGCAAATTTCAAAAGTGTTGGCAATGTGTTAGGAATCATCTTCTTCTTATCCAATTTCTTCTTCTCCGTCCCGTCCTTATAAAACTCTCTCACGGTCTCAGCCACCCATTCCTTAGTTGGCGGTGTATCTTTGAAGAACGAAACGAGTTTGTCACAGTATTCCGGCTTGTATTTTGTTTTTCTTCCACAACCACAAAACCACGCGCCTGCTCCGCGGTGTGAATCTGGTGTTCCTTTAAGGGCTTTAGGTTTCTTACACTTCCCACAAGGATTTTTTATCTTTGGTGGTTGTACTGGCTTTTTAGCCTTCTTTTTTGGAGGCATATATAGTCAGTTATTTACTATTCTTTTTTTCAAATTCCAATTTCTCTTTGAGCCAATCAAGATATTCTCCATTTGAGTTTCTCTTATCCTGGACTTGGCCAAGTTTGTGCATGTAATAATTTTTCTCCTTATTTACCTTTGCCTTGAGGTGTCTCTCTGTGAGGAAGCTCTCAAGGATTTTAGCCTCCTCCATTGTTTCCTCGATACGTTTAATCATGCCCTCCAATACTTTTTTCTTTGTCATAAAACTTTGCCTTTTATGTATTATTTCACCCCACATCGAGCCACTATAATCCGGTGTGAGATGTCCTGTCGTGAAAACAGAGAATCTCTCAAAGAGAGATTGTAGTATACCATATCTACTATTTTTTTGATATTTTTAATTCTCCGTGGGCGACTTATGGCGCGCCCAAGCCTGTGACCTTCAGCGGCCACGCCCACGCTTCGGCATCGGCTTGACCTTTTCGGCCAGATGCCTCCACATGTAGTCCCCCTTGTCCTCGCCCTTCGTCGTCGACTTCTCCACGACGTGGTGGCAGTTGTCGCACCTGTAGCGGCGGTACTGCCCGTCGTACCCGGTGACGGTCTTGGTGTAGACCATCTCCCCACGGTAGCACGCCATACATTCCCCGAGCTTCATACATCCTCCTCTCGACACCCCACGAATTGAGGTGTACACACATACCCACAAGCTCGTTATGGGTAGGGGGTGTTATTCTCCGTAATTTTCGACCATCTCTTTTTTTGAAAGGCAGAAGTTTGGCCAATAACTAAAATCATTTATCACCCCTTCATAAAGAGGCATGAGTGGTTTATTTGCAGCCGAATAGGACCCAGTGAACAAGTTGATCTGACATGTGATCTGGTAATTCAGCCCCAAGTAATGCTCCTATTTCACTCGGGTTCTCCCACTGTAGTTGTCCGACATCATCTAACATTTGCTCCTCACAAAGACCACCTAAGGCAAGAGTTGTATTTAGACCACGTATTTGTGTCTGTACCCCTCTGCTTACCTTCCCATATAATGTATTTGATTGAGGGGAGAAAGCCACCTCAGATAGCATTGGCATAGATAGCATTGGCATTACAACAGGCTTTAGCTCGAATGTGAGGTCTCTGATTATTATGTTGTTTAGTAAAGCTGCTGCTATGATTGTTGAAAACATATTATTAATTTGTTAGTAGTTTTTTAGTAGGTTGTCTATTTTGTTGTCGAGGTCGTCTACTGCTCGATTGTATGCCATTGTTTTTGGTACAGCATCAACTTTATAATCTTGCCACACCTTGGGCTGCAGTCTTACCTCCTCAACAAATGCCTTGACTGCTTCTATTTGGGCTTGGTAGATGAACGCTTGTATATCTTCATATTGAGGGGTACAGCCAAGATCTGAATACACTGGGCTGGACCCACACTCTCCCCATTCGTCACAAAACTCCTCTTGTGTTTTTTGTAGTTGTTCTTTTAGGGTCATACGATTATTTCACAGCTTAAATGGTTAAACTTTTTATTCCGTCTCAGGTTTACTTTAGCTCTGACAGCTTCTTCCATACTCTTCTCTCTATTAGTGAATTATTGGGGTAGCTATTCTTCTATAAACCATAGTACGTCTTTTACACCTTGGCAGTTCTCACACTCTGGGTTGTTCTTTCCTTCGTTTGTTGTCTCACAAAGATGGCATGGAGGTTTCATAGGGTTTAAGTTGAAACTTGAGTAATTGTATATATATGTAGAAGTCTATAATCTCCCCTTCAATCTCACTTAATACATCTATATTCAGGATGGACTGAGCGTGCTCTCGTTTCCCTTTCTCGTACTTCTTGCTTATTTTGTGCAAAAGCATTGTTGTTTGTTCTTGCAAGTAGTTTTCAAATTCGGTTCGTTCTTCTGACATATTTAAGGCTGACATTCCCACCAACTAGGGTGCTGTGGGTATAGTTTTATAAAACACGCTATGTTTGCTTTGTAGTCTGTTCGGTAGCCTTCACAGTAATTCTCCCACGTTCCATCAATGAATTGATAAACTCCTGTAGCTGTGCTGTTGGCATTCTGTACAAACGGATCAAGGTTTGATTCGCACTCGCCAATGGTAAGCGCCGTAGATATTGGGAAATGTGCCTCCGTTGCTTGCTTGATAATTTCTTCTCTAACT